CCGCCACAAGAAGTTGTGGATAATTTAAGAACACTATGTGAGAATGTTTTACAACCAGTTCGTGAAGGATATGGTATTGCAGTTAAAGTGAATTCTGGTTATAGAGCGCCAGAGGTTAATGCAGCTGTAGGTGGTTCTAAAACATCTGACCATTGTAAAGGTCAGGCCGCAGACATTGAAATTCCAGGTGTGCCTAATGCTGAATTAGCGCAATGGATTAAAGACAATTTAGATTTCACACAATTGATTCTTGAGTTTTACACACCAGGTATTCCAGATTCTGGTTGGGTTCATGTATCTTATGATGCTAATAATTTAAAGAAACAAGCTCTAACAGCGGTAAAAGAAAACGGCAAAACAGTTTATAAACCAGGATTAATTGCCTAATTTAAACAGATAAACAGTAGTAGTAGTTAATGATTATCAGTAGTGACTTTTAGCTGAAAGTGTTATAAAATATGGATGTTAGTGTAAAAAACTAACGATAAAACTCAAGTTAGACTTTGAATGACCGAGATAAAGGCCGTTCTCTCTAATGATTTGGTTTATAAAATAAACTTTATAAATCTAAGGAGAAATACCATGTGGACAACACCATCAGCTACTGAAATGCGTTTTGGCTTTGAAGTGACCATGTATGTAATGAACAAGTAATTTTTGTTCTTACTACGCAAACCCCACTTCGGTGGGGTTTTTTATTTGGAGTTTACCGTGAGTAAGATTACAGGATTCACAGCATCAACTTTTGATTTGCTTCATGCGGGTCATATTCTAATGTTAGCGGAAGCTAAATCTCAATGTGATTATTTAATTGTTGGTTTACAAACCAACCCATCTATTGACAGACCACAAATTAAAAATAAACCAGTTCAATCTATTGTTGAAAGATATGTTCAATTATCAGCTGTAAAATATATTGATGAGATTATCGTATATGAAACAGAAAGAGACCTTGAAGACTTACTCATGTTTCTACCGCTCAATAAAAGATTCATTGGTGAAGAATATCACGGTAAAGATTTCACCGGTAAACAAATTTGTGTTGACCGCAACATAGATATAATATACAATTCAAGGACACATCGTTTTAGTTCTACTGAGCTTCGTCAAAGAACCTATCAATACGAATTAGAAAAGAAAGCATAATGGCATTCCTAGTCCACAATTTACCACCAATTCAATGTTATGTAAAGAAGGAGTTTCTCTATGACTTTGAAAAAGGCTTTGGTGAATATGAACCTTGTATCTGGATGACGATTAAGTGTATTAAAGGCCAAGCATTTCGTATTGAAGCACTATTGCCCAACTACGGCGCCATTTATGATAAGCTTCCTTTACATGCTTTTGTATCAAGGCAAATAGACCTTAAAAATGCAACTTTACCTTTGGATTACTTGCAAATTTGGGACTGTTTGAGTTATAATATTACTGTCATTGAAAAAGATAATTTACGAATGTTAAAATGTAAATTCTTGGACAAAGACAGAAAATGGCATTATGGTGAGTATATGTTCACCGTAGATTTTTGCCAAAATGACCCTGGTTATTTGAACACAGGATTTTCAGAAACAGTAGAAGAACATAAGAGCTATAATTTTATTAAGTTGGACAATGGACAGTTCGCTGCTCAACCAAATAATAAAACTTTGTTCTATGATGCTTCTTTAACAGTACCTGAATTCAAAACACCAGATTTTAAAATAGCGACAAAGTTGTATTCGGTAGAAAAAAATGCTAAACACTCTGCCAGAAACAACAATGATTTTTTCTATGACTTTAAGGAAAGAAAAGAATGAACACTCGTGAAGTAGCAAAGAAGTTGGCCATTGAACATAAAATGCCTCGTGCAGACCGTTATGATTTATTCTTCCGTGAATATGATAACATGGTTGAAGTTGTTGGATGGATTCAAGATCCAACTCATGATATGAATGAATTTAGGGGCCGTGAGATGTTATACCCAAAAAGATGGGTTACTATCGGCGTTTTACCAGCAAGTTTAACAATTGGATTATAATATGAAATTAAAGTTAGTCACACTTAAAACAACACAAACACTTATCGGTGAAGTTGATTGTAGCGATAAGAATGAAATTATCATCAAGCAACCCGTTCAGGTAATCGTTCAACCATCAAAAGATGGCACAGTTATGGGGTTTGCACCATTTTTAGAATTCGCTTCTGAATTCAGAACAGGTATTAAAATTTCAATGGACAATGTTTTATGTCTTACTGAGCCTGTCCGTGAATTAGAGAATCAGTATAATAAGGTGTTTGGTGTAGGTATTGAAATTGCCTCAATTATTCCAAAAGTGTGATATACTCCTTGAATGTCAAATTATTACACAAGTGCCATAACTTATGGCAATCAAATCCTTTATCGTGGAATATCCAACGGTCAACAAGTCAAGCGTAAAGTAGCATATAAACCCATTCTGTATTTACCATCTAAAAAGGTGACAGAATGGAAAACGCTTCATGGTGAATATGTTGAGCCAATGAAGTTTGAGAACATTCGTGAAGCTCGTGATTTCGTTAAGCGATATGCTGAAGTAGATAACTTTAAGATATATGGCAACACCATGTATCAGTATGCCCTTATCGCTGAACAACATCCTGAAGAAATCATTGATTGGAAATACGAACATCTTTGTATTGCTAATGTTGATATTGAAGTTGGTTCTGAAAATGGATTCCCCGAACCTAAAACAGCATCTGAACCAATTACAGCCATTACCGTTAAATTTTCTAATGACCCAAAGTATTACACTTTTGGTTGTGGTGTTTATGAAAAACACCGTGATGATGTTCAATACATTTTCTGTAAAGATGAATATACTCTTATCAAAGAGTTCTTAATTATCTGGCAACAAAAATCTCCTCATGCGATGACCGGTTGGAACATTTATGGTTTTGATATTCCATATTTGGTCAACCGTATCAGTAGAATATCTGGTGAAGAAGAAGCCAAAAAGTTATCTCCATGGGGTATAATTAATGCTCGTGAAGATACTCTATACAACCGAAAATTTCAAATTTATGAGCTTCTAGGGTGTGTGACACTAGACTATATGCGTTTGTTCCGTAAGTTTTCGCCAAATCGTTCACAAGAATCGTATCGTTTAGACCATATTGCACAAACTGAAGGCGTTGGTCAAAAGATTTCATATAGTGAATATGATGGTCTCTATGATTTATATAAAAAGAATTATCAAAAGTTTATTGAGTATAACATACGAGATGTTGAGCTTGTTGAGAAACTAAACGCAAAAGGTCGCCTAATTGAAATGGCACTTACGATTGCTTATGATGCTAAAGTAAATTATGATGATATCTTCGCTCAAGTTCGTATGTGGGATACAATTGCACACAATTATCTCTATCACAAAAAGATTGTAGTTCCTCCAAAATTTGTATCTAAAAAGAATCAAGCTTATGAAGGTGCATATGTAAAAGACCCACAAATCGGTCTATTTAATTGGGTAGCATCTTTTGACCTTAATTCACTTTATCCACATTTAATGATGCAATATAATATTGCGCCAGATACTATAATTGAACCAAAAGATTATACACCAAGAATGAGGGATATAATTGCACAAGGCGTTACAGTAGAAAAACTATTACACCAAAAAATTGATTTGAGTGGTTTAGAAGGTGTAACGATTACACCTAATGGCCAATTCTTCAGAACAAATAAACAAGGTTTCTTACCAGAGATTTTGGAAAAGATGTATAATGACCGAACAAAATATAAAGATGCTATGTTGGATGCCAAGAAGAAGTATGAAGTGGCTACATCAACAGAGGCCAAAAAAGAATATGGTGCATTAGTATCTCGTTATGCAAATCTACAACTCACTAAAAAAGAATGTTTGAATTCAGCGTATGGTGCTTTGGGTTCTGAATACTTCCGATTCTTTGATATACGCCAAGCAGAAGGCATTACCATGGCGGGTCAGTTAAGTATTCAATGGATTGAAAGAAAACTAAACGAGTATCTCAATAAATTATTAAAAACTGATGACAAAGATTTTGTAATTGCAATTGATACTGATTCGGTTTATTTGAACCTTGAACCTCTGGTCAATTCAGTATTCAAAGATACTCCTGATACGAGCAAAGTGATTGCTTTCTTGGATAAAATATGCGAAGATAAATTTCAACCATATATTGATAAAGCATATGAAGAATTGGCAAATTATGTTCATGCTTATGGCCAAAAAATGAAAATGAAGCGTGAAAATTTGGCCGATAAAGCTATCTGGACTGCTAAGAAAAGATACATTATGAATGTGCATAATTCAGAAGGCGTTCAATATACCGAACCACAAATTAAAATTACAGGCCTTGAAGCCATTAAATCATCCACACCAACAGCTTGTCGTGATAAGATTAAAGAAGCCTTGCATATTATTATGACAGGAACTGAAAATCAACTACACACCATGATTGAAAACTTTCGTGATGAATTTAAAAAGATGCCTGTAGAAGATATTGCTTTTCCTAGGTCAATGAATGGTTTAAGTGAATATAAAGATAATAAACATATATGGGCCAAAGGCACTCCAATCCATGTTCGTGGCGCTTTAGTGTATAATCATATGCTTGACCTGTTAAATATATCTAAACAATATCAAAAGATTCAAAATGGTGAAAAGATTAAATTTATATATCTTCGTGAACCAAATATCTTTAAGACTGATATTATTTCTTTTGCAAGTAAAATGCCAAACGAATTTCGTGTAGAAGAATTTATTGATTACGAAACTCAATTTCAAAAGTCCTTTGTTGACCCATTACAAATCATTTTAAATTGTATTAATTGGAGAGCTGAAAAATCTAATTCGTTGGAGAGTTTCTTTGGTTGATATTCGTATTATTAAAACAGGCATTAATGTTTCTAAAATTAAAGCTCAACTAGAACAATATGCTGATGATTGGGGTAATCAGAAACAAATGGAAGGTGCTCAGCAAATTGATCCTGATTTTCATAAGATTGAAGCTGGAGTATTACAGTTGGTAGTTGGAGCTATTTCAAAACCTGGTGAAATGGCTTACAATACAGAACTTAATATTAAAGTGCCTGCATATGATAGACATACCGAGATTGTGAAGTTTATGAAAAGGCATTTTCATGCTCACTCTCGTTGTGGTTTTTTATCTCTTCCTGTTGGAGATATTGTAGGCACACATACTGACCAAGGCACATATTACTTAACAAAAGATAGATACCATCTTTCCATACAAGGCCGATATAAGTACCATTGTGGTGATGATGAAGTAATTGTGGAACCAGGCACACTTTTTTGGTTTGATAATAAAAAACCACATGGAGCTGAAAACATTGGCGATGAATTAAGAATTACTTTTGTATTTGATGTGCCTCACCATAAGAGTAATCCATAACGGTAAATATGAATAAAACACTTGACATACACACGATATAACTGTATAATACGATATAAACAATTGAGGAGTTTACATGAGCATTTTAGATAAATTAAAAAAGAATTCAACAATTAAAGAAAGCTCAATTCTTTCTAAATCAAAATTCTTTAACGAAAAAGATATGATTACTACCGAAGTGCCAATGATTAATGTGGCATTATCAGGTAGATTAGATGGCGGGTTAACACCAGGCCTCACAATGTGGGCAGGCCCATCAAAACACTTTAAAACCGCATTTAGTTTGCTCATGGCAAAATCTTACATGGACAAATATAAAGATGCCGTTTTATTATTCTATGATTCAGAATTTGGAACTCCAATTAAATATTTTGAAACATTTGAAATTGATATGGACAGAGTATTACACACACCACTCACAAATATTGAAGAACTCAAGTTTGATATCATGCAACAGCTTCAAGATGTTCAGCGAGGCGATAAACTTATTGTTATCCTTGATTCAATCGGTAACTTGGCATCCAAAAAAGAAGTTGAAGATGCTCTTGATGGCAAATCAGTAGCTGATATGTCACGAGCAAAACAAGTTAAGTCCTTATTCCGTATGGTCACACCACACTTAAACCTTAAAGATATTCCAATGGTTGTAGTTAACCATACTTACAAAGAAATCGGTATGTTCCCTAAAGATATCGTTGGTGGTGGAACAGGTTCTTATTATTCTGCTGATAACATTTACATCATTGGTCGTCAACAAGAAAAAGATGGCACCGAAATTGTTGGTTATAACTTTATTATCAATGTTGAAAAATCAAGATACACTAAAGAAAAAGCAAAGATACCAATTGCCGTTTCTTTTGATGGTGGTATTCAGAAATATTCTGGCCTTGTTGATATTGCAATTGAAGGCAACTTTATTTCTAAACCAAGTCCTGGTTGGTATGCAAAGATTGACCGTAAGACTGGTGAAATTGGTGACCGTGTTCGTTTTGATGCTACACAGACTGACGAATTCTGGAAAGACTTACTTAATGACAACGACTTTAAAGAGTATGTGAAGAAAAAATATGAAATTGCCTATAGCAACATTATGGGAGAGGATAACATATCTCCTACCATGGAATCAACCGAAGATGAAGAAGTATAAAGAAGGCGTTGATTACCAATTCGTAGATTTCAACGATTCTGATTTGACGGGTATTGGACTTCTTATAGAAGAATACAAAGGAGTCCTTTACCATTATCACAAAGCTAGAGTTGTTGAAGAAGGTGAAATTGCCAGATTGCAATTCGGTTATACCATTGTAAATCCAGGTGAATACGACATTGACACCTTGACAAATGATGAAAAATTGCATACCATTATGGGTGACATCTTATCAGAAATATTATTGAAGAAACAAACACACGATGAACAGACTAGAACAGACGATACTCAAGAACCTGATTTATAATGAAGAATATACACGAAAAGTTTTACCATTTGTTCGTGCAGAATATTTTTCAGATAATAGTGAACGCTTAGTATTTCGTGAAGTATTTGAATTCATTCACAAATATAAAAATCCACCAACACACGAAGCCCTTGTAATTAATTTCACAGAAAAGAAATCACTTACCGAAGGCGAAGTATCTAGTGCAATTGACCTTCTCAAAGAAATCAATCAAGGTAAAAATGAACCAACCGAAATACAATGGCTCATTGAACAAACAGAAAAGTTTTGCCAAGATAAAGCCATCTATAATGCTATTATGGAATCTGTTGGCATTCTTGATGATAAAACTGCCAAAAAATCAAAAGGTGAAATTCCTAAATTATTAAGTGATGCTCTTGGTGTAACATTTAATAATAATGTTGGCCACGATTATATTAATGATTCAGATGCTCGTTACGATTCTTATCACGCAGTAGAATCTCGTGTTCGTTTTGACCTAGATTTATTCAATAAGATTACCAAAGGCGGTCTACCAGTTAAAACATTAAATATTGTTTTGGCAGGAACTGGTGTTGGTAAATCTCTCTTTATGTGTCATATGTCAGCCGCAGCTCTTGCACAAGGCCTCAATGTATTGTATATCACTATGGAAATGGCTGAAGAAAAGATTGCAGAGCGTATTGACGCTAATTTGCTAAATATTAATCTGAATGAACTTCA